CCTGTACCCCTTGGACGCCAATAGAACCTGTGAAACCAGTCGCTCCCTGAACGCCTTGCGCACCCTGAACGCCTTGCGCACCCTGGAATCCTTGTGTACCCTGGAATCCTTGTGTACCCTGGAATCCTTGTGTACCCTGTGCACCAACAGACCCCGTAAATCCAAACGATCCAGAAAATCCTTGAAAGCCTTGCGCGCCTTGGTTACCAAATGATCCTGTGAATCCAGGATCACCTTGCGCGCCCTGCGCACCAATAATACCCTGATGACCTTGAACTCCCTGTGCCCCAATAATACCTTGAACACCCTGGGCCCCAACAGAGCCAGTGAAGCCTGTATCGCCTTGATTACCTAAAGCACCCTGGGCACCAACAGAACCGGTAAATCCTGTATCGCCTTGTACACCTTGTGCACCGGTAGCACCTTGGGTACCGATTGTACCCTGTGTGCCTTGTGGCCCTGCTGACCCTGTAAATCCGATTGATCCAGTATATCCAATAAATAGACCAACGTTGTCCCAGGCAGAACCATTCCATACCCATAGATTACCGGTATCAACAGTAACGTAAGCATCACCTGAAATATTACCAGAAGGAGGAAGATTAGCTTCAGTTACAACAGAACCTTTAATGGTAATTGATGTACCATCTAATCCAGGAAGACCCTGATTACCTCTATCCCCGGTAGGTACAAAAGTCATAGATAGAGGAGTATTATTAGATGGAAGTGTCCCAGATTTGTGAGTTACTGAAACTTTTTTATACGTACCAGCGTCGACAACATTAAATGCTCCAAATACAACCACATCTGATGGAGTATGGAGATACAAATAACCATCAAGAGCGGAAGTAGAATCGTCAAACGCATTGATAAAAGTTGATTGATCAGTACCATCATTATCAATATTGCTTATAAATAGTTCTGTAGTAAAAGTAATATTATTTGAGTTAAAACGTAAATAACCATTGCCTGGAAATGAATTAGTGACTATACTAGAGTATAGATATGAGAGACCAAAAGAGATAGCTCCTGCTGATCCAGTATAACCATTAGTACCAGCTGACCCAGTAAACCCAGCCCCGGCTCCCCCAACAGTATTTGACCAATAAACTGCTGATCCATTAGATACAAGAACGTCGCCTGTGGATCCAATGTATCCATTAGCTACAATTGATTCGACTGTAAGGGTAGTAAGATTAGCGCCCACTTCAAAGATGGTTGAACCATTTGAGGAGAATACTTTTTCATCTGCTAAATTAATAGCTATACGACCTGGTTCAATATATTGGGTGTTGCCACTGTCTATCGCATTTGGTACCCTTCCAGGTACGGATGTACGTTTATGACGCACCTTGTGCGGGAAAGTATTTGCCATATGGCTCCTCGGTTGATATATATCTTACGCCAGTATATACTGGTACACTTTATTTATAATAATCAAATCTAATTGAAAGTAATTATGAAGAAAACTATTGCGATAATTGACACATTAGGACTTTGTTATGATGGTACAACTCTCGAGAAAAGAGGTCTGGGCGGATCAGAATCTGCTGTAATCCTTATTGCTAAAGAGCTCGTCAAGCTTGACTTTGATGTCACTGTGTATAACGCATGTGATGTGGATGATGCAAAGCCTGGAATTTACGAGGGAGTTCATTATAAACCACTCTCCTGTTGCGAGAATGAATTAGCTGATATTGTAATCGCATCACGTTCTGTTGCACCGTTCTGTAGTTATATGACAGACGTAGTATTCCAACATCAAGAACGTCTCCCAGATTTTAAAATTATGATGCAAGAAGCAGAGCTTAAGATTCTGTGGATGCATGATACGTTCTGTGATGGTGATAGCCTCATCGAGCAATTATTAATTGATAACAGATTAGATGAGGTGTTTACACTCTCAGACTTCCACACATCATACGTAACAAATTGCGATCATGGCGTCAAGCGTATCTTTGAGACGATGAAGAAGCATATCTTCCAAACTCGTAATGGCTTTAAGCGCCATATCGATTGGGTCGACATCTCAAAGAAAGATCCAAACCTATTCGTTTACAATGCATCTGTCACTAAGGGTATGATTCCTCTTATTGAAGATGTGTGGCCTAGTGTGATTGAGCGTCTACCAGATGCTAAGCTCAAGATCATTGGTGGGTATTATCGTTTTCGTGACGAAGACGGACCTGATGATCAAGAGAAGATGCTTCATAAGCTCAAAGAGAAGCACGGCGACTCGATCGAGTTTACTGGTATCATTCGACAGGATGAAATCGCTGCTATCTTAGCTGAAGCATCGTTCTTTATCTATCCTGCTGCATTTCCAGAAACGTTTGGTATCTCTACTCTAGAATCTCTAGCATATAATACTCCTGTCCTTACTTGTGAATTTGGAGCGCTCGAAGAGACAGCTATTGATAGCGCATGTTATAAAATTCCATATTCTATCGAGCCTAATTTCATGAAGCCTATGCTTAAAAAGAACAGGCAGGTTCAAGCATTTGTCGACATGGTATTAGCAGCACATGCTAACAAATATATACATCAACAAAAGATGTACGCTTGCAATATAATTGGTGATGAGTGTTCATGGGGAGCAGTTGCTCTTCAATGGAAGCAACACTTCTATAAAGTACTCGGTGAGTTTCTTCCAGTTGATGAATACCGGGAAGTACTTAAAATCAATGCCAAGGTCCATAATACATTTGGTCGTCGTTTCATGAATAAAGAAGAGTATACCGTACCTCGCAATACAGATCAACATCACTTTAGATGTATTGTACCATTCTATAACTCAGCTGAGTATCTAGAAAAATGTATTCTCTCTATCGCAACACAGGATTATGACAATTATAGTGTAGTTCTCATTGACGATGCATCAACAGATAATGCTGCTGAAGTAATTGAGAACACATTACTACGAGCTGATATCTCTCCAGATGTAAGAAATAAGTTTAGAGTGCATCGCAACGATAATAATCGCGGAGCAGTATACAATCAGCACGAACACATTTGGGACATTAATGCTCATGGTAATGTTATCATGCTCATAGATGGTGATGATTGGTTAATTAACGACAACGAGATCTTCCACAAATACAATAACATCTATCACGAAGGTGCTGAGATGACTTATGGTAGTTGTTGGTCTCTTGCGGATAATATTCCATTAATCGCTCAAGAGTATCCACCTGAAGTAAAGGCAAATCATTCTTATAGAAAGCATCTATTTAATTGGAATATGCCATATACACACCTGCGTACGTTTAAAAGAAACCTCTTTATAAGTGCAATTGAAGAGTATGACCTCAAAGACGAAAACGGCAACTGGTTTAAAGCTGGCGGTGATGGAGCTATCTTCTACTCTCTAATTGAGTATGCTGATCCAGATAGGGTGGTATGCGTACCTGAAGTGACGTATGTGTATAATGACCTCAACCCTCTAAATGATTATAAGGTGAATGGCGTGGAGCAGACCCAAACAGCGAATAAGATTCTCGGTAAAGCAACTGAGAGGTTTACAGTCGTCATTCCTACAATGAATATGTACGCACCATTTTTAAACTTTCTAGATAAGCTAGTATTATGTCCTGAAGTTGATGAGATTATCTTAATTAACAACTCTGGTAGTGAGATGCCGTTACCTGAATCATATAAGATTAGAGAGTTCAATAAAGGTAAACCTAACATCTTTGTCAACCCAGCCTGGAACCTAGGTGTTAATGAAGCGCGTAATAATCTCGTATGCATCCTCAACGACGATATGCGGTTTGATTTAAAAGCGTTTTCAAAGGTTAGAGAGGTTCTTCTTCAAGAAGACGCCGGTGTTATTGGAATGAGTCTTGCCGACCCGCTATATAATCAACCATCTATTACAGACGGTTCTATCGATATTCTACCTTCAGATGAGGTGAATAATTTCGGCTATGGTACTCTAATGTTTGTACGTAAGGATACTTGGGCATATATACCTGACGATCTTGAGATTTATTATGGAGATTACTTTATCTATGACAGTTACTTGCACCGTGGTTATAAAAATTATACAATTACAAATATGGAATTCCACTCTCCTCTTGCTCAAACAACATCAGTGCTTCACGCAAGGGATCCTGCTGCATTGGATCAACTAAAAGAAAGAGAGCATGACAATTATGAGGTACATAAAAACAACATGAAAAGTACGAAGAAAATTTTAATTGCTATTCCTACAGCAAGATATATTGAACCAGAGACGTTTAGAGCTATCTATGATCTCATTATTCCAGAAGGGTATGAAGCTAAGTTTCAGTACTTCTACGGATACAACATTGACCAAGTGCGCAACCTAATTGCTGAATGGGCTGTTAAGGGATTCGATTATCTCTTTGCAGTAGACTCGGACATCGCATTTGCACCTGATACACTTCAAAAGCTTTTGTCACACGATAAGGATGTCATCTCAGGAATTTATAGACAGCGCCTCGAAGAGCAGTTGATTGAGATCTATGACGTAGACTACTCGCGTATGAATATGAATATGTTGAATGAAAATAAACCAATTCAGATTGGTGCTTGTGGTTTTGGGTGTGTATTAGTTAAGTCTCACGTATTCAAATCTGTTGGATACCCTCAATTCGAATACCACTCAGCCCTCGATCATAACCACACGTTCAGCGAAGATCTAGACTTTTGTAAAAAAGCTAGAGCAAATGGTTTTGAGATCTGGGTAG